TACAATCTCTTGCCCGGCATACTGGGTACCGGCAAGAATATTAGCCCTCTGTTCCGGTGTCGGAATTATGATACTTCCGGCTGCCGACACACCGGCTCTGCGAAACTCATTTCGACCCTCAACATGAACATCCCTGGCATACTCTGACTGCTGCCTGTTTTCAAGCTGATCATTGATACACTTGATAAGGCTGTACTGTTTTTTCTGCTTGGGTGCTTCCCTCTGTATGATGGGGGAGATAAGAGTGCCATCAGCATTCTTATATGCCAATGTCTGCTCCATGAGCTTATAGGTTTCGATCTGGCTGAGATTGCTGCGGTATTCCTCCTTCTCAGCTGGTGTCTGGCTTCTTTTTTCAGCCAACACTTTTTCGTCAATATCCTCATTCTTCTTCAGAAGAAGGTTGACAGCTTCGGTAATTTCAAGTTTTGTCATAACTTAAATAAGTTGTTTAATTGTTTCAAATATCGTGTCTCAAAGTCCTGAGGTGTTTCATCTTTCTCATCAACAATAGGCTCAGTAATAGGTTCCTCTATTACAGGCTTCGTATCTGTTACTATCTGAACATCCTCCGGTACTGTCTCTTTTACTTTATCAAGGTTCCTAAGTGCTACAGTGGTGTCTTCATAAGCTTCATGATAGACTGCCGACACATCATATAATGCCTCAATCTTTTTTATTGTTCTCACATAATGATCACCCCGTTTAATCCATTCATCACCACCCTCAGGAATGTTGAAGGCAAAGCTTGATGTTCTTATATCACCCCTCGCAATCCCTTCCACCACTTCATCACCAAGTACTGTCTTAGGTGCAGTGTATGAATACTTAACACCTTTTGCCTCGACTGATAAACTTAATGATCCCTTGCCTCTGGTTGAACGTGCAAGCACACCCCTGTCAACATTATGATTCAGCAGTGCCAACACATCACTTTTCTCTATCACACCATCAAGAGCATCAGGTAAAATAATCTCATAGAACGTATTATAGAGTAGGCGTGATTCTTTGTTGAATACAATAGCATATCCTTCAATCATCCTGTCTTCCGTGATCAGTCTTATTTCACAGTCGCTATGCGGTAGGTTCCGTGTCTCCTTTTCCATTACCTGCCTTATTAAGTTTTTGCATATTCACTTGTACCATTGGCTCATCACCACCGGTTACTTTTTCATTACCCAACTTCTGCCTGATCTCGTTTACACTAAAGCCACCACTTTGAAACATCTTGCTGTAATAGTTAGCAAGGCTGTCAAGGTTTGCCCTCATAAGCTGCTCCACATTAAGGTTAAGATACATTAACTTTCTCTGTGATGGCATTACAAGCTTCTTAGTAAATTCAGTTTCAATCCTACTGTCCATAGGTGTTACAGTGTCAGTAATAAATTGCAACTGATATGCTTCCACATTAGAGTAAGTAAGCCCCTCCTGCGAAAATGCCTTACTTGGTGGTACCCCAAAAAAGCGGCATATCTCTATGATATTAAATTGCCGAGTCTCAAGCATCTGTGCATCCTTAGGATTAATGGTAATTGGCTTAAACTCCATGCCGGACTCCATAACAGCAATTCCACCAGGAGTGCCGCTGTCAACATTAAATGCCTGTTGCCAGCTTGACTTAATAGCAGCAGCCTTCTCTTCTGTAAGCTTGCCGCCAACCGACAATATACCACTCATGTTAGCACCTGAACTGAAGAAGCCATCAGCCGACTTCTCAGCTGACTTAGCAAGATTCATACAGGTTGCAGCATGGGTCAATGTGCTGACACCAAGATAACCATTATAGGTAAAGTTCATTACATGGATCATATCCTCAGAATCTACCTGCCTGGTGTCGCCCTCATAGCCTACAAGGTAGTAGGTGCTTCTGTCCTTCTTGATATACATCTTCACAGGAACATTAACAAGCTCAAGCTCTATCGGCTTGCCTCCCCTGTCCCTGTGTATAATAGCATAGCCATTGCCTTCAAGCAATACCTTTGCTACCAATGTTTTGAGAAACATATACCTGCCCATAGAACGCGATGGTGCAGTATTAAGCAGGTAGGCCAGATCATGAAATTGATCTATGCTCCACCCCTTTAATGCGGTATATATCTTTGCATCCCATGTCTGGGTAGCAATAGAATCAGACACCACTTCTACACACCTGTACACTGCCGATAGCTGCATAGAGTCTGAAAGTGATAAGGGTGCTGCCGAAGGGAAGCCGTAAGGAATACCAAGTGATGTCGTTGGTGCCACATAGTAGTTACGCTTTTCCGGCACCATGCTTTTTATTACCCTGTTAAGGAAGCTCATCAGTTAACTGCTTTTTACAAAATTATACATATAATATCACATATCAATATGGAAGTTTTGAACAACTAAAATATATTATAACTTCCCCCACCTGACAATGACTGATAGGCAGCAAGGGCTTGTAATGCAGCTATGACACCATCAATCTTCTTTTTCTTATTCTCCTTCATAGGTTTGACATTACCGGCATGGTCAACCTTTAACTCCACATTGCGCAGACAAAACCTCATAATAGGGTTATCATCTATCACTACCTTGCCGGCAAGCATTAACCTTTCAAATTCCTTGGTGCAGCCGTTGAAATTGCCAAGATTCTGACTAAATGGCTCAAGGTCAAGACCGGCATCAGTAGCTTGTATAGCCCACTGTGTAGCATTATACTTATCATACAATACTTTATGTATAGTGGCCTTGTCATCCATCTTCATCATATCGTTGGTGATATAATCATAGTCAGTAACATTGCCCGGTGTTATGGTTAGATGTTTATTTTGCCGCCAGAATCTATACATCTCTTTATCCTGTCTGGTCATCATGCTTTCTGAAGGCAGATAAAAATATGTCTTAAAATAGTACACATCATTTTCCACCGTAAGATAGCTTACCGCTGTCAAGTCTATGTTACTTGATAAATCCACACCACAATAAACATCCTTCTTAATATAAAAGTCATCATCAATCTTCTTAGTGGCCTGAAGTATATAGTTATCGGGAATCCACACATCAGCACTGTCACACCATATATTCAAGTTCTTTGTTTTAACGCCCACCTCGTCTGAAGGATTGTTAACAGCTTGCTGCACCTGTGTCTTAATAAATTCTTTACTTATCGTGACATCAAGGTTAGGATTGGCTTTCTGCCAGTTGCTTTCATCTTTCCAATCATCATCATCATCAAGAGAATATATAACACTGAAGAAAGAATCATCTTGTTTTAGCCCTGCTATTATCTCTGTCGCCACCATTCTTAATTCCCAACATGGTAGTGTCTTATCAAAACCGGCAGTAGTAATAGTAAGTAATAATGGCTGCCTCCTCATGCCCATTGATGACCTTATGACATCTCTTACCCGGCTATCCGGTGCAGAGTGGTATTCATCCACAATTCCAAAGGAACAGTTATACCCATCAAGCTTATCACTATCAGAGGCAAGCACCTTAATAAAGCTATTGGTTGGTTGGTATAATATGTCAGCCCTATATCTGCGAAGGTACTTCTCCTTAGGGTCAACACCAGCGACAAATGCTCGTACAGCATTGAAAGCTATCTTAGCCTGATCCTTACTGTTGGCAGTAAATAATATCTCGCCACCTCCTTCTCCATCTCCAAGAAGATGATAGAAGGCAAGGGCAGCGGCAAGGGCTGTCTTACCATTCTTTCTGCCTATCTCTATATATGCTGTCTGATACCTCCTTATCCCGGTTGCCTTCCAAAAGAACCCATATATATTACTGATGATAAATAACTGCCAGGGTTCAAGGATAAACCTTTTACCATTATGAGTACCGGCATAGTGTTGAAGTGAGGATATAAACATTAAGACCTTATCTACCATATCCTGGCGATATATTATGTCCTTCCTTTTCTTGTCTGCCTTAAATCGCTTCACTGCATTAACAAGATGGACACCGGCAGGTATTCTGCCCTTCTCCACATCGGTGATGTATTTCTTCAGATCGGGTGTCATCTCATCTCAACCTTATTGCCTAACAGTAATTCAAGTGGTGACTGTGGCTCATTGCCATGTTCTTTACCATTCTTCTGTCTGCTTTCAGGTGTCATGTTAAACTGCACCAATAATCTATACATCTTCATCCCAGCATCATGGGCAATCTTACAGGCAGGATGTGCTTTCCTGATCATGGAGCCTGACTGCCCAATAGTCCTGATAATCATACCCTCCTTTTCTACTATCGCCTGGGCTTTATAATAAGTATTCATATAGCTCCCCAGCAGATTAACAGCCGGGGCATCTATCTTACTTACTGAAGGATCAGCATTAAGTATCTCTATTACCTCTGCAAGCTCCTTCTTAGCCCTATCACAGTAGTCATCAGGTATGTTAATATTAAGCTTCATATCAGCAAAGATACAAATTATTTTTATTACCTGTTTTTGCTTGGAATAATACCAAGCTTATAAAGATAGTACATAACCCCAACTATAATAATAAACACCCACATACCCAGAGCAAGCTTGTAAACCTTAGGGATATACTTCTCTGTGACTGTCACCACCTGCTTCTCCTTCTCATATTTCTCCTTCCAGTAGTATGCTTCCTTCTCTGCATTCTCTATGATTGTCTGTATCACCTGCTCCTTCTGAAATAGCATAAGTTTGATCTTAGACTTTTCTACCCAGGCAGATGCTCTGGCATAATCATTCTCGGTAGTGATCGGTGCTATGTAAATATTAGAAGGTATCTCTACAACCTTCTCAACATACACTGTGTCCGCTGGTATCTTGATCTCAACAATACGATCTTTAAACACAATGCTATCACGAACAATCAACTTTTCTACCACCTCGGTAATGGTCTGTGGTGGAAATTTCTGCACACACTTTTTCTGTGTTACACACGATACCAAGATACTACTCAGTAG